CAATAGAGGGGTCTGTAATTATCTCCAAGAAGGATTCATTCTTCTTTTTGACCTTTATTATGTCCATTATAATAATTCTTTAAGTCTATTCATAGTAGTATCTATATCACTACATAGGTACTCAAAAACATAGTAACATAAGAACCTTCGTGTTAGCTCTTTATCGTACCAGTTATCAACTGTGTTTATCATTCCTCGTAACTGAGTTAAGGATCTCATGTCTTGTGTTACCCAATGATAGTCTGGATAGCCGTATGTAATCATAGGAACATCATGCATCATACACTCTATACCAGCTGTACTATTATCTAATATAGCAACTCGTGTCTTAGGTAGAACTGAATGTATTGTGGTAAAACCTTTTAGAATTTGAACATTCTTCATTTCTTCCCATTTTCTATAAGCTCGTTTCTCTGTAACAGACGTTGCTTTATATTTTGGGTGCAGTTTAAGTACTATATTCTCACCTTCTAGTTTATCAAGAATCATATCAATTCTATTAATATGTCCTTTAAATCCAAAACCATTAACAGTTTCATCATCTGGCATTTGGCCTATAACAAGTACGTGATCCTCTTTTACATCTTCAACTTCATCCCACCCGTTTATTAGAACTGATTGATCCCACTTATTGGCTCTTCTTTCTATAAGGGATTGTATTTCATTCCACTCTGTAATATCATATGCTCTCCAATCCGTATAAGGTGTCGGATCTTCAAACGTGAGAGCAGAACTATTAGCATACCCAGTATCGCATATTTGAAAGTGTTGGCTGGTAGGTGCTGTAGGTTTGAATATGATACTATTCTCTGGCATATCAGGTTCTAAGTCTCTACACGTATGGTTGTATATGTGTAAGTCTGGATTATCACCTTCTGTATGACCCATCATTTCTAAAGACAATCTAATCATGTTAGCTGCATATGCAAACTGACCCTGAAAAGTATATCTATGTTCGTATATTTTAAATTCCACTAGTGAACTTTCTCCACTCAATCATATTTTTAATATTTTGATGGCGCCACTTAATGTTCTCCATTATCTCTTTAAGACAATCGCACATCTCTTTGGTATATTCCATCTTGGCTTGATGTGCTTGAACTACTGGGTCTGCGTCATACCACTTATCCATATCACCCTTAAGTACAGTCAAACCATTCAGTGGATCATAGTCCCACCCTTTAGCGTCCATTTCTTCTTTGGTTAGTTTACCGTTGTAGTGCATAAACTTATCTCTAAGGATAATCTTAAAGTCAAGCTCGAGCTTCTTGAGTCTCATCTTATTTACGCTATATAGTTCTAGGTATTTGGAGTGAAGTTTAGCAGAATCTCTGGAGGATTCATCAAGTCTCATCTCGTCTATGAGGGAGTCTTTCTTCCACATTTCTAATATTTTTTCTAAATTATTCATAATGTAATCTCACTGGTTTAAGAATAGTCTGTTTTAAATACTATTATACTACAAAACACGACAAAAGTAAACCATTTATTTTATCTCATAGTATGTATACTTGAATGAAGCATCTGCTTGGAGGTATTCGACGTCAGTTTGTTGTGTTGAAAATTCTAATGCAGATAAAGTAGTGGGGAAACAATCCTTGAAGGTTATCTCCTTACTTACATTATTGTGTGATGTTAGTATAGATAGTGTTGCATCGTACTTTAGAGATTCACCTTTAGGGTCTTTAATGATATTATGCATCCAATTGAACATCTCAATATAGTTATCCATGTCTTCGGTTACATTAAACCTAATTGCAAGTTCATCAAAGTTTAGTCTATCACCCGTCATGGCAACATTAACTCCCCTAAAAGGGACGGTTGACTCTGACAATGATATACCTGGCAAAGTAACGGAAGTACAGAAATACTCAACATTGGGAAACTCTTGAGCATTAATCTTAAATTGAAACCCTACAGGGCTTAAAAAATTCTTATTTGTCGTTAGTGTCATGTTCATCCTCTATGGGCTCTTCTTCTAGTAGACCCCAGTAATTCCATCTTCCGTCTTCTTTAGTATCTTCCATAATACTATTTATAAGGGCTTAAATTCAAGGCATAAAAAAAGGGACTCCGAAGAGTCCCTTTAGCATAATTAAGTTACTAATTCTTATGCAGAATGTTGAAGTCCGTCAACACGGAAGATTCTGAAGTATGGGTTAGCACGATTAGTACCAGCACCTGCTGCAGTTCCCACGAATGGGTTCTGTTGCATTCCATATCTTGTCTTGAATCCGATTCTAGGCTGGAAGTCATTCTCACCAACGGCTTTAACCATAGTTAAAGGAACGTAAGGACAATAGAATAGACCAGCATCATACGGGTTAGTACCTCTGTAACCAACACATACGAAATCACCAGTAGCATATGGATCAATATATACTTTGATTCTTCCACTCATAACACCAGCAAAGGTATTACCAGTATCATCTACTTGAAGACCAGTAGACATTGCCGGAGCATAGTCTAACACACCAGCAGCTGCAATAGCAGAAGCTACGTCAGATGAACAGATGATAAAGTTACCCTTACCACGTCTAGTGCTTTTAGCGACCTGATTACACTCTCTTTCGATTTGCATAATAAGACCTTTGATCTTCTCAACCATCCAACGACCGTCAGAATCGGTATCAACATTAAAGATACCTTTGATAGCTACGTTAGAAGTAGCAGCACCAAGAGTAGCTTTTGTATATACAGTTCTAATTAACTCTCTGTTGATTTCCGCAAGGATTTCAGAAGAAAGAATATTAGCAAGTTCTGCTTCAGCGTCAAGACCGTGAATTGCTTTAAGGTCTTGTGCTAATTCCATTGTGTACTCAGCTTTAAGTGCTCTAGACTTAGCAGTTACAGTAGCTTTCTCGATTGAGAATGCCATTTCACCGAAAGATCCGTCGCCTGTAGCACCAACACCAAGTCTTTCAGCAGCGTCTGTAGACATAGCTTCACCGAAAGTAGAAACTGTATCAGCTTCATCAATGATACTACCATCAGTATCAGCATCAGTTACACCAACAAGTCCAGTAGGATCTGCTTGATGAGTACCAGTTCCAGAGAAATCAGTGTCAGCTTCGTTATGAAGTGCTTCTGTTCCACCCTGTGTAGAGTACCTAGATTTCATTGCAAAGATAAGTCCAGTAGGACCAGTCATTGGTTGTACACCAGCGATATCATATGCAATTAGGTTAGGCATAGCACGTCTTACCAAAGAGATAAGGACGGGATCAAAAGTAGCGATATCGGTACCTGCCTGGTTATTAGCTGCGGCTGCTTCAGAGATGAAGTTTCCGCCCATGTGTTGGGCATTCTCGCGAAGTGCCATTTCTTGGTTCTCCAACAATCTAGCTACAGTAGCTTTCTTGTGCTTGTCTTGGATACTAGGAACATCTGCATGTTCTAGTACTGGAGCCCATTTTTTCATTAAGTTTGAATCTGCGTTAAACATTTTTTTGTTCCCCTATTAAGATTACTTGTTAAATTTTGAGATTGCTTGTGTATATCTTGACATTGTGTCACTAACGTCGGCTTGAACCTCGTCAGTACCAGCAATGCTTGATAGTTCATCTACTGATTCACTAATTGCTTTTGTGAAGTATGACTCTTTAACAACTCTAACTTTCATTTCAAAGTTATCTCTGTTATCGAATTCAATATCTTCAACCAAAGTGCTTAGTTTCTCAGCTTCTGTGTCTGCAAGCCCTGAAGATTGTTCTCTTACCACATCAGCTCTTTCTAAAGTTTGAACCAATTCATGTAGTTTAATATTATCTTCTGTGGTTTTGTTTAATGTCTCTTCCAGTTCACTGACTTGTTCGGCGAGTTCGTCTACCAAATCAACTTTACCTTCGGGTACATCTATATAATGTTCTTTGAACACTGCTTGTAAAGAAGTCATAAAGTCTTCAGCAATTTCAGTCCTAAGACCTTCAGTTACTGCAACTTTATTAGTCTCCATCCAGTTAGAAACAACATAGTTTAAGTAGGAATCAACCTTCTCAACTAGTTCACTTTTAACATCGGAAACTTCTTCTTCAAGGTTCTGCGCGTACTCTGCTTCTAACCTGTCCATTTCATGGGCTAACTTACTAGTAAGTACTGCCTCAAAAATTGCACCTGCTTTACCACGGAATCCATCAGATAATGTAGCTTCTTCAGCGATTACTGCATCTAAATCTTCCTCAAAATCAACGGACTCAACTTTAGCTTTCGCCTTAAGTTCGTTTTTCTTCTGTGGAGCAGACTTAATTGCTTTATCAACGGATCCATCATCTTCGGATTCATCAACTTTCGCCATTTTAGCGTAGATTTTCTGCGCATCTTCTTTTCTAGCTTTCTTCAACATATCAACTGCTGCTTGAATAACTCCAGCTTTGGTCTTCGGAATAGAAACTTCTTTGACTTCGTCTTCATCATCATCCTCATGGGCTGACTCATCGACTTCTTCCTCGTCATCTTCGTCTTCTTCTTCTTTTACCTTAGCTTCATCAAGAACTTCTTCGTCTTCAACTTGTTGGTCTTCAACGAGCTCGTTCTCAAGCTCTTCAGCATCTTCTGATATGCCATCGACTGCTAGATTATTTTCTAGTTTATTTTCGTCTATTGACATTTTGTATTCTCCTATTAAGAATTTACAAGTTTAGAGAGGAAATTCTTAAAAGCTTTAATCTCAATATCCGATGAACGCATACCTCGAGCTTCCTTTATTTCAGTCTCAATTTCTTCAATCTCTTGTGAGCAAAGTATTCCGTTGTTCCATACCCATTCAACACCTTCCATGATTCCATTGACAAACGCCTCTGGAGCCGAAGGGTCTTGAACGATATCCACGGTAGAAAGCATAAAATCCTTTCCAACGTGCGACACACCTTGTTTATTCACAAGAGTTCCCATACCACGACTTGATACACCAAGCTTTACTCCACCTTCAAGCAGACCTTCAACGATCTTACCCATAGGGGTGTTTAGTATTGATGCTTTTCCATAAACATCATTTCCCTCAAACTTGAGTTCAGTGATTTTATGTGAAACTTTGTCAAGATTAATAGTAGGGCCTTCTGGATGATTTAACTCTCCGACTGCTCTACCTGTCTTGACTTGTTCTGTTACGTATTTATTAACGGCGCCTTCTAGGATATCTTTATCATAGATACGTCCGTTTCTATTCTTTTTATCGGCCTGCATAAACACGCCTTCGATGACATACGAAGTGCCACCGTCTTTTTTCTTCTCGGTAATAACCTGAAGGTTACTATCATGATACTCACTAATTAGTCTCATTATAGTTTATCCTATATTTAGTCTTCGTCGTCCGAAGACTTGCCCATAGTAGATGCAATTGAGATTTTCTCTGCATCCAATGCGGCTTGTAATTTGTCTGCAATAACACTATCAAATGCTTTACCAGCAGATACGTTATCACCTTTTTCTACATAATCAATTATTTGTTCTATACTCATTGTTTACTATTCCTCTATTATATATTTATAATATTTTATAAGTCAAGGTCGTCATCATCGTCACCCATCAACTCTTTTTCTGCTTTAATCTGTTTTTCCATTTCTTTGATTGCTTCATCATCCATTTTAAGCACATTCTTAGCAATCCATTCAATAGAAACATACTTACCAGCATATTCATCTACTGTACCCAACATATCAAACCTTTCTCGCATCATTTCTGATTCTTTCAGTTCAGCAAAATAGTTGTCTTCAATGTAGTCATATGCAATATAGGACTTCCATTCTGCCCAATCTTGTGCTGTAATAATACCTTTAAGCATCAACTGAGTTTTTAGTAGCTGATTAAATAGATCACTAAAGCGCTTTCTAAGTCTATCAATAAACTTCTTAAACTTAATTTCATCCCTAGAAATCTCTGTGCTTCTACCTAAAGTAAACTGCTGTTCTTGTTCTAATCTACTAATAGGAACATTCAATGCCTTATATAATCTTTTTTGGAAGTATATAATATCATCTATCTGACCGAGGTTCTCTCCGCCAGGTAGTGTTGAAATTTCAGTTCCTCTTCCACCTTCTCTACGTGGTAAGAAGAAATCTTCCAGCATTGACATATGCTTTCTATCGTCTTTAATATCACCAGTCTTAGCATCATATACTAATTTGTTTCTATACTGGCTCATAATACCCTTGAGGTATTCTTCTGCTTTACCCTTAGGTAAGTTACCAACGTCAATATAAAAGATTCTTCGTTCTGGCGCTCTACTGATTCTGTAGATAACCAAAGAATCTTCCATCATTCTTAATTGGTTAACAGGCTTAATTGCTTTGTGCAAGTAAGATAAAATTCTCTTCCTAGTAGGATCCAACATACCAGAAGTTGCATAACATATAGCATCTGGATGTATCTTTATACCCTGACCTGAAGCATTCATTTTATTGTCTTGAAACAAGAAGTATTCTTGTTGCTTTGTTATAATCATTGCACCAGTTTTAGTGTCTTTTTTTTCTTCGATCTCTTTGACCTTTCTTAACATAGTAGGGTCAATATATCTTAATTCTTTAATACCATTCTTTGGAGACTTATCATCAATAATAATATGATAAGGTAATCTTCCATCAACATACCACTTTCTGAATATATCATGTGCGTATGAATTGAAATTCAATAATTGCAATACTTTTTCAAACTCATCTTTTACGGAATCTTTAATCTTATCCGAAATCTCTAATTTGTCTAAAACAATATTTACAGGAGCTTCATCGTTATCTCCTACAATAGACTCATTAACAATATCTTCGATTGCAGCATCGGTCTCTGGTTGAGATGCAATATCTCTATACTTAAATATTAAGTCAACTTCATTTTTAGCTTTATCACCATCTAAATCAAGATACGCACCAAAGTGACCACCGGCTTGAATAACACCAGAGCCATCTTCTTCGGTATCAGGAACGAATGAAG